GAATAGATTATTCGATGAATGGACCGGCAATCTGTGTATTCAACGGTGATTCATTTTCATTCAATAAATGCAGCATATACTATCTAACAGATACACTAAAATATGCAAAAACATTCTTGACTAATATTCATGGAGAATCATTTCTTGATTATAGCGGGGATTGTGAGAGATATGATACTATATCAGATTGGGTATTAAGAGTCTGTGTTGGTGTCGAACAAGTAGCTCTTGAGGGATATGCATATAATGCTACAGGAAGAGTATTTAATATTGCAGAAAATACGGGAATATTAAAATACAAACTTTATCAACAAAGAATTCCAGTAGAAATAGTAGAACCAACTCATGTTAAAAAATATGCAACAAGCAAAGGCAATGCAGACAAAGAAATGATGGTCAAGACATTTGCTCTTGATACTGGTCTAGATCTACAAAATATCATAAGTCCAAATAAAGAAAGAATCACCAGTCCAGTTTCGGACATAGTAGATTCCTTCTATATTTGTAAATATCTCTATAAGACACTCAAAGGATTTTAGACATAGAAAATTGTATTCATTGCAACTGGATCAAATCCATAGGTAACTCCAGACCAATCTGAAGATTCTGGTGCATTGTTTCTGGAAAAATCATCAACAAATGTAATCAGTTCATTAAAACTAGATTTTCTTACATTAGTATCCCAATAAGTCTTTCCTTCAACCGACCATAATCCATTGGTTCCACCATAGGTAGAAATGGGATTTGCTGCATCCCATGCTGCAGTATTCAACAAAGGTCTATAAGGTACTAGTGAAGAATCAATTCTATAATAATTCATTAAACCATCAATGTTTGGAGCATTTACCTCAAGTGTCATAAGCTTTGTATATTTACTAATATCAATAGCATAGAAAGAATCCGTATCTAATTTTACGCCCTTAAATGTATTGCTATTGGTTGTTTTATTGTAAAAATAACGATAATTATCAGATAAACCATAGAAAGACCATACAGTAAAATGAGGTGTATTATAGTTTGCACCACCAGGCTGATTTGTATCAGTCCAACTTAATGTTCTAATTTTATTATTATATTTTGAAGTCAATCTTGGTTTATATGGATCAAATTCAGTAACTGCAAGTGGAAAATTTGAATCTTCTATTATAAATGCAGTTTTTATATCAGCAGGAGTTGACCAATTAGCAGTAGTATTGACTGCGGGATTAGTAAATAACCACCAATAATAACCATTCACTGATGGAACAAATGCAAATGGATTAGTATAAGTTGTATTAGTTGCAGGATCTATTATTGTTTTGGTGCTTCTAGCTTCAACAAAACAAGGTATGCCATTGCTTCTTAGTTTTCTAAACATATACCAATCTGATAATTCGAGTGCATCTGATTTATAATCTGATCTATTTCTAAAAAGTGGAAGAGTATCTGGTGTAGCTGATCCGACCATGACATCGAATAGAAGATACAATTTCCCAGAATTTTGTGTTCTTCCTTTAATGGATATGAGATCATCAATCCATGCATCTAAATATTGATAATAATTTATATCTCTTTCTTCGTTGCTGGAACCTAAACTTTGCCATAAATTAGTACTCTTTGAAATGTAATTCCCATATCCCCTATTACTGGCCATATATAATGCAACATTACAAGGTTCAGATATTGGATCTTTACCTTCGGGTGTCATGTTCCCCTCTAAAAGTGCTCTTATTGATTGTGTGAAACCTTTCCATCTAGCTGGACAATATTTAGTATCAGTGGTTGATATAAAAGTTCTTTTCCATATTTCATGCGTTAGTGCAAATGTACAACAAGAACCACCGAATGGAAAATTTAGATGATAACTTCTTGCTCCCCATTTATACGGTTCAATTAACTGTTCATAAATTATATTATGCCATGGACTAGAGACATCAGGATTTACAGGATTATATTCCCAAGCATATGCTCTGGTAGTAGAAGTATTTGGACTACCCCAAGGACCATTCACACGATTTCCTTGATATGTTGCAATGGTTGTCCTTATCTGAGCATTCCACGCACCTGTGCTCGCGTCGGGATCATGACTTCCCAAACCGATGGCGGCAAATATTCTATTCTTAGGATCATTTGGCACACTATAATCTGCAACATTATTTCTTGGTTTTGATATTTCATCATCAAGCAATCTATTTGGTACTAAATTTGCTGTGGTAATAGTCAATCTTGAATTGAATGGAGATTGAGCAAGAGGTGATCTTGAAATAATTGTTGGTTTTGCTGGAACAACAATAACTGGAGTATCTATTATAACAGTTGCTTCTCTTGTTCCTGGCGCATAACTTGGACGACCAGGAAGACTTCTAACAATCCAAATACCAGTAGCATTGGCTGGTATTTCTATATTGACATCAAGATCTCTTTCCGTTGGTCCACCATCAGTTAGTGTGTATTTTTTAATATTTGCTGGAGCAGTTAATCTCCAAATCCATTTGTTTATTGATGGAATATATCCACCACTCATTATACCTTTTGTAGCAGCTTCTTCGAGAATTATTCTATCAAGAATCACTGTAGCAGTACCAGAAGAATTGGATACTGGTATTACAGTATTATTCTGACTAATTGTTTTCCACTCGTCTAATACTGTTTGTATTTGTTGATATCCATTTGAGGTATTTTCTTTGACAAATGCATTAAAGAAATTAACACCATGAAGACAAATATGATACATTAACTCATACCAATATCTTGTATCTAGACATAATTTTCTTTGTTCACCGCTCTCATCAGGAGAGCTTACTATACTAGTAAAGGTCTGATATGCTGTAGAATTACTTCTACACATGGCTCTTAGTTTTCTTATTTCCTTTACAAATGCACAATATGCAGGACTTCCAATAGATACTCCTCCAACAACAAGTGAATATTTTTGCCAATCTTGTATTGGATTTTGTACATATCCATAATTATAAATTAAATTATCAGAAATATCTCCATAATTATGCATACAATTATTATAATTTGGTATAGGATCCTTTATATCATAATGTCCATTGAGATCTATTGCATATCTTGCTTCATCTTTATTTAAAGGATATAAATCCGTCTGTAAAACTTTAATATTTAATCCTAATTCACTAATTGGTTCATGAATAACCTTTTTTCTCAATGTACCAAAATTATATGTGAATATACATGACTGAAATGCATACATTTGTGTTATAAAACTAGTACCCCATGGTAATTTAAAATCCTGTCTGGTTTCAACAGCAGTATAGAATGATAAAAGATTAATATATGATGGATTTGAGTTAGGATTCTCTGTTATGTCTTTATATTTTTGAACAAATTCCTGAGCAAATGTTCTATTGTTTATATTTGCAAAGGCAGAACTAGTAAATCTATAATCATTTACTATTGCTTGAGTTCTTCTTGGGTCTGGCCTACCAACATAACTGGGATAGTTACCTGCATTAGGAAGACCATTGTTATCAAATGTACCATCATAGGTATTATAGTTCGATCCTAGTGTATAGGTTCCAAGAGATTCTGTATCATCCCAATAATAATCAGGAATAACATTAAATGATATACATTTTTGTAAAAAATTCTTTAAAGAAATTTTACCATCAGCAGCAGATGATAATCCCCAAGGAGAACTAAATTTTAATGGATTTTCATCTCCAAATCCAGTAACAATTTCATTGGTTACAGCACTGGTCTGATCGCCGTAAGTAGTACCATCTTTTGTATTTTTATAATAATTTATGTTATCCGTAAACAAATTCATTCCATCATCTGACCAATAATGTCCATAATATACTCGTCTGCTGACTGGAATCTCTTGTACCAATTCATAATAATAGTCCCATGCTACTTGGGATAGACCAGAAGTATCAGCAAAAGGTCGAACAGTGTTAGCAACTGCATCTTTTGGGCGTAACAAAGGAACAAAGGCTGGAAATGAAGCCAGGCCCTGAGCGGGTATACTCCAAGCAGTTGCCCAAACCTTATAATTAAGAGATGAAGTATAGTTCATATTTTCCTTTGGTGTGTTCCTAAATAAATTTTTTAAAAAATCAATTATCTTACAGAATAAGAAAGATATTAATTTCATCTTATTGTATTCCTTTTATACTTTAAGTTTTCGCTTTTCGAGTAACAGATCAAAATTTTTATCTCTGGCTGGGTATATCCATGCATATCCAGATTCTAATAGAATATCATTGATACATTCTCCATTCGTTCCATATAATTTTGCTAACATTCTGCCATATTTGTCATCTTTGATTGTTTTAACAGTTATTGTTGATTGGTTATTCAACCATTCAGTCAAAAATGTCTTTGCTTCCTCTCCAAATTTTCTTTCAACTGTATTCTTAGAATTGATCTCTGGTGTATCTATTATATCAAGACGAAAACGGTCTTTTTTGAATGAACTAAATCCTAAATCAACTAAAAGATCAACCGTATCGCCATCTAAAACTTTTAATACCTTTTCTACTTTATATTCGTACATGAATGAGTTCTCCTATTGTGTATTTATAAGAAAACACCCCCCATTTCTGGAGGGTGTCTTTTTGAGAAAACAGACAGATCTACTGGATTTAGAACTTAAATCCTAGACCGAATGTAATTACAGAATCAAGAGAATCAAACTGAAGATCATCAACCACTGAGAATCCAATACCAGCGTTGAGTGTTATATTTGAAGATGCTTCATATTGAATGGATGGACCAACAAGAACCGATTTCTGACCATCAGACCAATATGAATTCACATTTGCGCTGATAGAAAAATCAGTTGATGCATTATATTTGATGGTGCTGTTGCCCTCGAAGACATTCGAATCAACGAATCCACCAAGATATGGCATATAGGTGTAATTATCAACAAGATAATACTTTACAGATTGAGAAATATCAACCTTGTCTTTGGTGACACCAAAAGATGCACCTCCATAATACGCAAACCCATCAGATGAATATTGACCACTCAATGGAATCTTAATACCACCGATGAAGTCAACGGAAATATCATTGAACAGAGTCAATGCATTCTTATATGTCAATGCAACATCTACATCTCCAATGCCTGTGCCAGTGGTTCCGAATGTTCCATTATTTAATTGCCAAGCTGTTTCTTGTGCTACACTTGGATTGTTGGTTGCATTATATAGAGGAAGAGAAACGGAAGCATTTAACTTGTCTAGAAGTTTAAAATCTAGAACGGTATTGACTTCAGTAATGGTGTCATTGGTAAGACTAAAGACTGATGCTTGCTCTGTGAAATTCACTTTAAATGTATTTTCTGGAGCTGCTGGAACTGCTTGTGGTTCCTGAGCAAATCCGACTGCGTTTACAAAAAGTGATACGATTACTACGGTTAGTGTCTTGAAAATATTTTTCATGTATATTCCTTTTAATTTGATATTAAATCTACTACTTCACAACCATTTGCGCTACAAGCGAATGTTTGAGAACTACTGGTTCTGTCTTCTTTTTCATATTGATTTAGTTTAGACCAATCAATATTTTTTGGCATTTTCTCAAGTGCTATAAGATATTCTTCTTTGGTGCAATCTTGATATGGAGCCTGTCTGTATGAATGATCCGAATGAGGAAGGAATGAAATTCCAGATATCTCATCAAAATGTTTATATACCCAGGCGCCGACTTCCATCCATTCATGTTCCTTTACAGTAACAGTAATAGATGGTTTATGTTCACACCAATATCTTTGATACTTCAGCCACATTTCTAAATGATCAATAGCACTTAAATCGTTACGAGTGATTGATCCTTCTGCTTTCGTTGGAAAGGAGAATACCATTGTATGATCTGGTTTCATCACACATGGTTCACATGGAAATCCCATATCAATCATCATCTTACATAATGGATCTTTTTGATCTGCACGAACAGTACGAATATAATACTCATTATGTCGTGCATGAATGCCCGATGCTGCATCTGTTAATTGTGAAACTGTGCCTGATGGTTTAATACAAGTAATTGCAGCAGCAGGATTTATATCAATAATAGATGACCATTCCTTATTGGTTTCAATTGCAATACTTTTTAAACTTTCAAGAAAAGAATCTGTTGGATTACGCATCAATTCATTATCAACAATTCCAGTAAGAGAAAGTCCAAGAAGTGCTTCTTCTTCACAATTCTTCTTCCACGAAGATGAAAGATATGGAAAATATGTCAAAGAAGCTTGCCATGTTCCTAGAATCGCAGCAAGTTTGATTTTTCGTTTCAATGATTCTGTGGTATCATTTGGACGAATAATTACTTCTGTTAAATTGCAAAATTCTTTATCACGAAGAATAATCTCACTACATGGATTTGTACCAAATTCATGATTTGAATTTCTTCTATCTCCTAATTTCGCGACAGTTTTTTTACATGCTTCACGGTTGAAAATTCCTCGTTCGCCACTCTTACTCTTATAGAGAGAGATCCATTCTTCCATAAAAGTTCCAATTTCTGGCTTCTCCTTATAGGCAACTGAATTGTTTGCCAAGGCTCGTTGAGGATTCTGTTCCCACCAAGCGCCACTTTTAGCATCTCGCATTCTCTCATCGGTAAGGTTTGACAACGAAATAAGCGCAGAGCGGCGCACGCCTCCAACAACGACAATTTCAGCGACCTTGCAAACAATATCGTGACATTCGATGGAAGTAAGTTTTCTTCCCGCCGCTCTTCTAAATGTATCAGTAGTGAACTGAAAGAGATCAATGAGAGGTCTTGGCCCCGAAGCTCTACCACCAAAGGTTTTGAGTCGAGCCCCAGCTGGACGAACCTTTGAGATATCCCATTTTGGGATTTGACCTCCAATAAGTAAGGATACGAGTTCTCTATATGCTTTAGCCCAACCAGCTTTGCTGTCCTGTACCATAATAGTGGTGTCAGAATTAGTGAATTGTTCAGAGATTGTAGGAAGTTTCTCCACATTTTGTCTCTCCACGGAGAATCCAACTCCAGTTCCACACATCAAAATATAGAGAATTTCATCAAATGCACGAATATTGTTTATTGCAACATATGAGCAGTTATATCCTGCCGTATTGTCTCGTTCTAATGCCTCTCCTGCCGTCATCAATGCCCGCATTGAAGGCATGATTTCTAGATTCAAAATAGCATCTTCTAATTCTTTTCTCAATTCTTTTGAAATATTATACTTTTTAGTATTCTTAAAATATTTCTCAAAAAAATCAAAATAACGCTTAACCGTTTCGGGCCATGTTTCTCTACGCTTTTCTGATTCTATCCATCTACTATATCTGGAAAGATGTATAAACTGCTGATACGCAGTCGGTAAGGTCACTTCATCACTCATTAATATCTCCTGTTGTGTACTTTATTTATGTTGCTCAGTTAGAACCTTCCACGAGAAGGGAAACAAAGGTTCTATTATTTCACCAAGTGCTTTTGCATATTGTTGAACTTCCCATTGAGCATGAGCATCTATTCTTTGTTTATAGACTCTGGCATAGGCAGACAAAGAACCAGTCCACCACCATTCTGTATATGCACTCTGTGGCAGAACAGCTCTAGATTGTTCGGGAGATATTCCTAAATGTAGAAGCTTTTTATATGCAGAAATTGATTTTTCCGTAGAAGCATTAAACACATCATCTGCGGTCTTATCGAATATACTAAACCCACTAGATCCTTGTTTAGCCCCATCTGTTGGGGCATTTCTCCATTGTGGTTTATAGACCTCTGCCTCAAAGGTAACATATCGTCTAGAAATTTCATTTTCAACAAAACCAACTTTATGTTTGAACATTTGTGTTCTCACAAAAATAGGCGCCTTGATTCGTAAAGATATCATCGGGTGGGCAAAGGGACTCCAGTGGTTATTTTCCGCAAGATAGGAGATTAGTCTCTTATCTTTATCAGAAACCCCCCCAGACTCGTCTGAGACGCTTTCCTTGTTGAAGGACACCCTAGCAGCGTTCACCACCGTCAAATCGTTTCCCATGTGCATAATGTACGAAACAAATCCTTTATCCAACACATTAATTTTTGTCATATTTTTTTCCAATAATTAAATAACAATTGTGCCTTTAATCCACTAAATATGTTTTCACTTATCATAGCTAGAACCTGTTTTCTACCACGACTCTTTATCATATCATTTATATCAATTTCAACCCAATCATATGGATAAATGCAGACCTTAACATTAGCATTAATTAGTTGTTCAAGAATATAAACAACACTTTTGTTTCTAGGCTGATTATCAATCACATAAATGGCATCTGGATATTGTTTTACCATATCTAAAAATTTACTAGTACCAAGACAGGCAATACAATTTGGTAAAAACATACTGTCTATTGGTCCTTCAACGATTGTAATGGGATTAGTCAAATCTACATTGTGAATACCATATATTAGAGGCTGATCTTCCGATTTCTTAATAGTAATATATTTTGGTATATTTTTGTTATCAATAAAACTTCTACCTTGCGCTCCAATGATTTCACCATGTTCATCTCGAATAATAATCAAAAGTCGTTCTTCATTTGCCAAATCATATGAATCATTGAATTGTTTTGCAAATTCACCAAAATTATCAGTATATCCAAACTCACTCCATGTATTCTCAGGAATCAATCTTTTCTGAAGATATTTGATACATTTATGATCTGGAAATAATTCTGAAATTTGAGTATATTTAATTGTATTGAATTCTATCTTCTCATGGATAAATGGATATAATTCTTCTGTGGTTGGTTTTTTATAATTAGAATTACCATTTTCGCCTATGGTGTATCTTTCTAGTGCATATTGCTTGCACAGTGAAGGATTCACATTGTCGAGCATATTGTAAATATTATGCCCTATTCCACAATTATGACAACGATAGAAAAAATCATTATTTTTCTTGTAAAAATATCCCCTAGACTTTATCTTACTTTTATCAGAATCTCCACATAATGGACATCGACAATTTGCTAGATTTTCTCTAGTCCATTTAAATCTCTGAAGAGACGATGACATCAAGTTGATATATTTTTTATCAATAAACAAAGACATTATATATTCCAGCTAGTGAAATCTTTTTTATTCTTTGTATTGTTCCATCCATCAGTACCCTGATGCTTTGGTTTTGGTTCAAAGAAATCTTGAATTTTCTTTTCTTGACCAGAATTGATTAAGCCCTGTTCTTCCTTTTTGACATCAAACAGTCGCATCTTTCCTCGATCAATTCCCACAATGAACTTTTTATTCTTAGCTTTATCATTATAACGATTCTTAAGTTGCTTTACTAGCACCTGATTGAGTTCATCTAACTCATCCGTAGCAATGAGTGCAAACATAAAGTCGCATGTGGCAGGCAATCCAAATGATTCTGAAGTATTATCCAAATCGACATCTGTATTGCCATATCCTGCTCTATTTGTTTGGGTTGCCGTGAACAAAGGAACATTATATTCAATAGCCAATCCTCGCATCTCTTCTGCAATTGCTTTAATATATTCATATGAGTTCTCTTTACCCTTTTTAATTCTAGACGAGGAACAAATATTCAAATAATCAACAAAGATAATATCAGGTTTAAATTTCTTCTTAAGTCGTAATTCATCTAACAGAAATCTAAAATGATTAACATTTGGTGTTCCTGTTGGATATTCCTTGATTATCAATTTACCAGTAGATGTTTCAGCAAAATCTTTTATTTTCTTTTCGTAGATTGTCTTACTTACTGCTCGCATATCATCAAGATTAGTATCGAGAATATTTGCATCAATTCTTTCTGCAATCTTTTCTTCAGCCATTTCACATGTAATGTATAGAACATTCATGTTATTTTTCAAACAATAACTAGCATGATGACAAAGAAATAATGACTTACCCACACCAGTTCCAGCCATTACTACATTGAGAGTCTTTGCAGTAATACCATCTTTGGTGATGGCATTGAAATATTCCAAATCGAAAGGAATTTTCTTTTCAAGAAGATGATAAAAATCATATCGCTTAGAATAATCTTCAATATAATCATGTCCAACATTTGGATCAAATGATACAGCAAGTGCTTTACTTAAAATTTCAGGAATTGCTCCCTTTGTATTTGCAGATTTACCATCAATAATATTAATGGATTCCATGATTGCATTGTATACTGCTTTCTCTCTACAAAATGTTTCTGTTTCAGTAACTAGCCACTCTACATCAGTAGAATCAACATTCTTACAAACATCATCTAGAATAGTAATAATTTCTTTACTTTCAGATTCAGATAATCCTTTATTCTTATCAAGGATAATGATGAGTGCTTCTTTTGTAGGAAGATTTCCGTATTTTGTAATATATTCCTGAACTGTTTCAAAAACAAGTCTTTTGATTTTATTAATAAAATATTCCCGTTGTATAAACGGGAGTACCTTACGGGAGTACGAATCATTTTTAATCAGATTATGGAGTATTAGATCTTCAATGCTATTCAAAGTAATGCACCTACTTGCCTGTGTGTAATATTATTTAAAGTCAATTCAACTGTTGGTTGAGAATCTAATGGGGAATTTCCATCTATCAGCTTCTGATATTCATCATCAGTCACTAGACAAATAGAACAATCACCCATTCGATACCATTTACCATCTCGTGTAATCATAACTAAATTTGTTTTAAGAGTCATTAGTTTTCTCAGTGACATCAGAACCATATTTGAATTCTTTACCAGCTGCTTCATTTATCTTTTGCATGATTTCATCTGTGAAATATTTTGTCGGTGTCTCATAGACAGTCTTTTCAAATGCCTTTGTTCCATCGGGAAATTCTATGCGTGTTCCTGATTTGCTTACTATACCATGTTTCAGTGCTAAGTCAACAAGACCATAGTATGGATCTAGTCCAGTTTCATAATTTAGTCTAACATCAACCATTTGATTTTCTTTGGCAAATCTACCCTTATGCAACTTACAATGAATAATGTTACCGACTACTTCACCAGATGCTAATTTGTCTTTCTTCTTTGAAAGATAAATAATAATAGATGCCGCATACTTTAGACCAGCTCCACCACTCATTTCTTTTGTTGGAAAATAAGATCCAACAACATCATATGTGTGATTGGTTAAGATCATTGGAATCTTAGCAAATCCAAGCTTAAGTGTCAGTACCCTAAAGGTGGCTTTGATTACTTGTGCGCGAGTCATATCGCGTACTTCCTTGCCTTCAGCTGTATCAGTCATTTCCTTTGATGTTGACAACATTCCAAGTGAATCTAAAACAATAAGCATTTTCTTTTGTTTTTCTTTTGGAAGTTCCAAATACTTATCAACAATCGTAATCACTTGTTTACGAAAATCCTCCACAGTTCCAACAGGAAAAACTGCAACTCTTGCAGGATCTATTCCTCGTGAGAGAAACATATTAGAAGTTACTGCTTGTTCTGAATCAAAATATAGGACATATGCGTCGGGATTGTCCTCAAGATATTTTGCCAAAATTCCCATAGCAATATATGTTTTACCAGTAGCTTGTTCTCCAGCCAATGCAATGATCTTATTGTCAGGTATGCCTCCAAAAATATCACCAGAAACAAGACCATTCAAAATATAACATCCAGTATCCATGTATGAAGTCACATCACTTCCTTCAATTCCATTGGAAACGAGAGATGCATACTTATTACCAGAATCTTTGATTAATTGATTTAAAATATCAGACATAGTATTTCCTTAAATAAATAAACTTTCTAATGTTGTTTTTTCTTCTATATTCCACGAAATTTTATTGATAATTGAAGATAGAGGATCAATAAATGATTTTTTAAAGTGGGCAGTATAATCAATATATTCATCTATATCAAATTCTTTGGGAAATCTGCCAGGAAAGGCAACAACCTGATCAACGCCTTTACAACCACCTAGCGGATTTGGCTGTTTTAAATGTAAGAACTTGATCTTTTCCCCTTCATTTATCAATCTATATTTTTTATCTAATTTCATAATTTTAATATGATGATTATATATCAAAGAACCCTTGACTGCAATTGGGGTTGATTTTTTGTATATTTGATATGGATCTGAATAATCAGACATACCATTTACGGTTCTAGGAAATGCAATATCCTCAGGCGACATCTTCATAAATTTTGTTTTAAAATCTTCAACGAAATCAATCAATGTCTTTTCATCTTTATTTAAGATAATATCAATTGCTTTTTTGAGTTCTTTTCTTACTACTTCTGGAGTGGAACTACGAGTTGTTTCAATGCCCATAATTTTCATTTTAGGCGATGAATATCGAACACCTTCAGAATCGAGAACATTTAGCATATATCTTTTCTTGGCAGTCCAGATTCCCTTGTTTGCAATGACTTCTCTATCCATTACCATCTTATTTTCATAAGAATTCATCAACACATTTAATTCTTCAAATTTCCTTTTGACCATAGGAAGAATAGCTTCTTCTGATGATTTATCAAGAAAATCAACTATCTTTGTGGTATTACTTTTATCTTTAAAGACTTTATTGACCAATGGGCCCATGTTCAAATATACCGAATCTGTATCTGATGCAATAATATAATCTACACCAATAGAACCAATAATTTTATTGATATATTTGTTTAGTTCATCGCCGATCCATTGAATGGCCAATTGACCAGAAAGAGTAATTGCTTCTGCCAATTCAGTGGAATAATAACGAAACCATTCATTTCCAATTGCTCCATAAGCAGAATTCAATTGAATTTTGCGAACAAGTTGAAAATTATGATATTTTGAAATATCATATTCTAGTTTTCGTTTAATAGAAAACAACTCATCATCAGTAAGTTTTGTTACATCCATAGAGGTATCATATCAGAAATATAAATTGTGTGTACTATAATCTTAAGAATCAAACACTATTCTACCAAGAATATTTTTTCGTTTATAGTTGAACGAGCATTTTCAATTATTCTTTTAGAAGCTTCAGAATATCCAAGTTTATATTCTTCCCAATATTGAGATTGATTCTCTAAAATACTGGTTTCGATAATTGATAAATTTGGTTTACCTTGTTGCCTATCTTGATATCCATCACGATAACCTTTGCCTGGAATATAGTCTTTCATTTTTTATCCTTTTATATCAACAAATTGCATAACTTCTCATATTGGTAGTAATCAACAATCTAGCTGGAATGTATAGACCAATAGCAATCATAAAATAATATTCTTCCATTAGTCTGCTCCATTTTTGTTAGAATCTAATAACTTAGTATAGTATTCATCCTCTTGAGTTTTTTCAAGAATTTTTCTAAGTCTATCTCTTCTTTCTATATAGAATTTTACTTCTGCTTCTGATGCCATGTTGTTTCCATTTTAATTTTATCTATTAAATTTTATTGTTTTGCATTCCCACCAAATGTATCATTGACTTTGTGCCTATGATTCTTCATCATAGTTGAATTTTGTAGCCTTCGATGCACTCCACCGATCCTGATTCTCACAGAACCATTTCTTGGTGGAGAACTTGAAATATGGAATCTTGAGATCGGAGGTTGGAGTCTGAGACTGATTTCTCCAGATGATTCGATTGTTGGGTTGTGCTGCGAACTGCCCATTGTCTAACTTGATGATGTTGAATGATTTGTGTTCATTCGGTGTCTCTGCCCAAGATACATCCATTTCATTCGGTTCCGATGAGCAAGGATCAACGGTGAAGAGATAGTAGCCTAGCGCACGGGACTTGTCCTTCATGACAACTTCGCACCGTGCATTCCTTAGTTGGAATTTCTTTATGACAGAAATATTGTATGACAATCCATCCCAAAGTTGCAACCAATCCAACGGATACAACTTGTCAACCTCAACATCCTTTCGCCAGACATATGCATGAATCGGCAACTTGTCATACACTGCACCATACTCTGTGATCAAAGATTCAAAGTATAGTGCCTGATTTGGAATCGATTTGACTGTCAGCCAATATGCTGACTCGTATTCCCCTTTTCCAAGAGGTTTTCCATTTTGGTCTGTAAGAAAATCATATAGAAATTCCTTACGAACAAATACTTCTATCGGCGGAATATTAGCAATTAGATATGCCATCAGTTAAACAATGCCTCCAATGTGTCAACACTCCATCTTCTTGAAGATTTATTATTCAAAGTTAACACCTCGTTCAATGTAATGGTCTTCGTAAGAAGTAAATTCAAAATTCTTCTTGGCAAATTCCAAGACGATATTCTGATCGAATTTATTACAAGAATATACATCAAGTGTAATAAAACGAGTAGGTTCCAA